CCACAAAGAAGGTTTACACCTTCTTCTATTTCACAGTCCTGGAATAGGATGCGAAACGGGGATCAGATTCCCGTGGCGTATTTGTTGGTTAGGTAACTAACTATGCAACGATTATTATTTGCCTTAAGTAATTGTTGAGGGTCTTAGAAGAGGTTGTTCCTAAAATCCTTTTATTATTTGGACTGGTCTATTTATCCAAGTACTTAAGGTACCATAAGGAGCTTCAAGCTTTTAAACAAGCCCTATCTCTCAGTTAATTAATCTGAGAGAACCCCTATAGAGGTAGCTGCAGCTCTTCCTGAATTGGAAAGAAAACTGAAGCTTAATATAAGAAATAAGAAGGTATACCTTCCCTCCCACAACCTACTTCGGAGGTAGAGGGGCATCATTTAGGTCGACGAAACCGATGTTTTAGTTTTTACTATAATCCGTTTCTAATCGTAAATCCTAGGCGGGTGTCTGCTCAGGAGTGATCCTTTATCAATATAAACAACATATGAACCGAAATTTTAACAATTTTATTAAATTAAAATACAGCAAATATGTTGCTCGAATTGAGAATTATCTTATTATGTTAAGTGCTAAGGCCTTTAGAAATAAAGGTTCCATTTTAATTAAGCCACTTATCTCCTTGGCTAGATTAAATGGAAACAAAATTAATAAAAGTACTATTAAGGTAATCGTAAAGTATTTAAGAGATTGTTCGAGATTGGTGGAAAACTCGAATTTAAAATCTCTTGTTATTTACTTGAAAGTTTCCTCCATTATCTTACAAAAGAGATTAGGAGGTGATTACCTTAAGGACCTAACACCTTTAGGATGTAGAATCAAACATTCCAAAGGTATCCCTTCCCTTATTCCTCGCATGCATAGGAAGCGGATAGCTGCTGGAGATCTTAATATTATAAGGTTATGATTAACATTATTCGCGATATATCGGGTTATAGAAGTGAGACCAAAAATCTCACTAGATTCTATAACTAAGCCCGGTAAGGATTTTGTTATCCAGGTGGACTTTATCGAATTCTTTTGGAATAATATTTTAAAGGAATTTGGTAAAAACTTTTGACCTTCTTTCTCTTTGGTTTGAAAACCATTTTCTCTTCATAAGAGTAGTCCTTGTGCTATTTCTACTCAAATTGGAGAGTCTTGAGAGAAAGATAAGAAAACAAAGAAGTTCTCTTGAAGACCTAATTATAAAGCTATGGCAACTTCCTTGCCTTCAATGGTTTCTACCATTGTAGCTTGAAGAGCCCATCCTGACTTATTAAAAATTCTTAAGTCTTGAATGGCTTTATCTAGTTCAACTTGAAATTATAGTCGATTAGAATATTGGATTTCGGCTTTTTGATCAGGATCATCACCCTATAGTGAATTCTGTTACTTAACTAATGGTATCTGAATTTATAGTAATAATTTTCTTTTAAAGGTAGCGGAGCAGAAAGCTATCTTAGGAAAATTAGGCTATAAATTAGAAGCCGCTGGTAAGTTAAGAGTTTTTGCTATGGTGGATCCCATTACTCAATGAGTTTTAAAACCTTTACACGATTGGATTTTTTCCGTGTTAAAGCTTATCCCTATGGATGGGACCCATGATCAATTAAAGCCGATTAATCGGTTATATCGAGAGAATAAATTTAAAGGTCTTTATTCTTTCGATTTATCCTCGGCCACGGATCGCCTTCCCGTGTCGATCCAGGAGTTATTATTGATACCTCTTTTAGGTGTCGAAGGTGCTGAGTTGTGACGTAAATTACTTGTAGACCGTTTTTATTACCATCCAGTTAAATACTGAAAACATGGTAGTCTACAGACGGTAATGGTTTGTTGTAAGCCATTACTAAAAAAAGTAAAATATCAAGTCGGTCAGCCTATGGGAGCTTTAAGTTCCTGAGCATTGTTAGCTATTACCCATCATTTCCTTATACAGTATTCTGCTTATAGAGCTGGCATTATAAGTAGAAGCAACCCGTGATTATTCACGTGTTATGCTATTTTAGGAGATGATGTTGTTATCGGTAATCGTAAGGTCGCCTTATTTTATCGGCGATTATGTAAACAAATTGGTCTTGGGATTTCTTTACCCAAATCAATTTCTTCACATAAAGGTACGGCATTAGAATTTGCCAAACAAACTTTTTATAAGGGGAATAATGTGACCCCTATTACTTTAAAAGGTTTTATTATGGCAAAAAATAATGTAGCTTCAATGTTTGATTTCATGCCGACCCATTTAGAAGTTAAAGATCTTCTACTTATTTATGGGTATGGGTACAAAGCTATATCAAAAATTAATTTTTCTTTTGATAAACTTAATGCCCATTCTCGTATGAGAGATAGGATGTTTACTTACTTGATATTGAAGGATACATCACAAGGTATTCCTTTATCTAGGGCTATGGGACGAGTTTCCCTAAGGTCTTATGATGAAAATATCATAAGTGATTATGAACGCGGTTTCTTCTTTTATGAAGGATTGTCTCAATTTTTTATAAAACCACATAAATCTTTAATTGGATTGCTTAAGAAAATTAAGTCAAAATGTGATGTTTTAATTGAGTACAATTGACAATTTCCCGAAACCTTAATGAGGTTGGGAGGTCTTAGCCCTCTTACAGATCTTAAAGATAAGAATTGTAAGACTCGGGTTATTAAAGAGACCAACTCTTGATTAACTAAAGAGTTAATTGTTAACCGCTCGGATGCAGAGGTTCATAACCTCGCTCCCTTTTTATTAGAGACTGAAGATCATGTGGCAAAATTAAAATCTATATACCAGAAGGTTACAGTTTTGTCTAATGATCTTCATTTTAGAAAGAAGTCTAATTATTTGGAAAGAATTATGGAGCTAGAGACTGAATATTCTCTAGTTCCTAGCGAGTCTTATAATACTCCTAAAGATGCTCTCCTCAATTCTGAGTGAGGGCGTCTTATAAAGGCTTTCCATAATAGATATAAATCTTCTAAGGTTTCTAATAAAAGGTAGCACTAAGATCGATGATTAATTGCATATGGTGCTGCTTTGCAAAACTTTAGTCATCTGATCGGAAGCGTTCCCACACTTCGTCACAAGATTTGTACTTTTATATAAACGATTTTGTTCGTAACATAATGAATTGTATTTGAGCAACG